TTTTTTTTTTTTTTTTTACTGTAAAAATATAATAAATTGCTGCCTTGCAGCAGAAACTTATCAAAAGTCAGCTAGAAAGTAACTTTTATTCCAAAAGTTATTCAAATTAGATTCATTCTGATAGTCAAGAGAGAAAAGTCTTCCTTGAATATCTAGTTTGGTTGGGAAATGAGATAGATCAATATCTCGTATTGTCAATGACATAGGGTCATCGCCAAAGGCCAATTTCAAACCAGCAGGGTCAGGAACAATACCTTGTTTTCGGTAGAATTCATAGATGTCCTTGCAGACGTTGTAGACACGGGGTTCAAATCCACAGCTTGCGTAAGCGAAACCAACGGCTGAAGCCATTGTTCGTTCCGGGGTCGGAGAGCGAGCTTTAGTGTGATAGAACTGCGCGAGTAGCGCGTCCGGGTCGCGGTGTGGCAATCCATTGTGATTGTAGTACGATAGTACCTCACATCCATTTAACGTGTTAGACATCTTTGATTTCTCGACAGCAATGATCGAACCAAAGTAGTAAGTTGCTTTGGTTTGCATAGCAGCAAGGAATGCATGATGTTGATTCGGAGGAATCAATACGTTAAGGCGTACGAGAGAGTCGTCGCCCATGAGTTTCATGATGAGTTTTCTATTAATATGGAAGCCAATAGAGGATAAAATTGTGCATATCATAACCATATTGTACATTGAATCAAGAAATTGAGTTATGTACAGACCAGAGGGTATGCCAGCGTGCTTTCTTTTGTATACTCGGCCGTCAGGCATGAGAACAGGTGTCTGTTCGAACGCTTCGAGTGTCCAATTCCAAAGGTTTTGGAGGGCGTTTGCTTGATGTGTGTGCCAAGTTTCCTTTGTGTTAGGGTAGTTCACGGTAGGAACATATCCTTCATCAAAAGTAACGAAAGTGCGCATAATTTTAAATAGGTCACGGATTACAGTGAAATGAGCATATTTGTCAAATCTTTTCCAATCTATCATGAGAAAAGAAACGCGAAGGTAGCCTGTGTATAGTTCATTGTTGAGATGAAGCCAGCCACCGTTGAAGGTTTCGTATCCCCAGAGGAGGGGTGTTCTCTTTGTGCGTTTTGCCCAATTGAAGTATGACCAAAAGAAGATAATTTGTGCGAGTATCCAGGGTTTAGGAACTCCAAAGATAGTTCGAGCTTTATCAGGGTCATGTTTAGGTACAAGTGCACTTTTAAGATGGAGAATCATATAAAAGAAATATCTGTGCGGAGGTTCTAGTTCGTATTTAATTTCATGTAGCCATCGTCTTGTGTTTTCAAAGATTATGTCTTTCATGTTACCAACAGAACGGCGTTCGCCAGGGGGTAGTTGTCGCCAAAATATTTCCATTGTTGAGAATGGAGCTTCGGCAGACGGATGATTCTTAAAGGGGTAATGATGCTTTATGTCTAGTATGTGTACTGGACGACAAGGCCGGGGGGGGGAAAACATATCCATTGTGAAAGATAGTGCTTTATAGTAATGGTCATCCTTATGAACGTTGTGTTCGGGAATGTCTCCATTAAAGAAGTCAGCTTCTATTGTTTCAGGAGTGATGTTCGGTCTTCGATATCCATTTATTACGCGGTCGATTTCCCAGGGGTATAAATACTTGTTGAAAGCATTTCGTAAAACTCGTTGGTGAGCTTCGTATGAGGGAACGTTTATGACTGGTACAGGATGTTTTTCTCGTGTTTGTCCGAGATAGACGAAGTTGAGTCCGGTTTCTTTATAAGCAGAGAGCCTTTGAGAAACAAAGCCAAATAATTTCTTAATTGATTGTGTAACGTGTTGCATGTGTATAGCGGGGGGGGGGTAAGATCAGTTAGTA